CAACATTCACTCGGTGAGTGACCCCTTTCAGGCAGCAATGTACGCGCCCGCGGTGATTCCGGCCCAGGGGGTTGTCAACCCTGTCACCGGCATCCTGCAAAACAACCCGTTCGTCAAGTGGAATCTTTCCGTGAGGAAGGGTTTGCTTCCACTGGCTGGACAGGCGCGTCAACCCGGTATCATCAGCATTTCATCGAGCATCCCGCTCGGGGCTGATGCCGCTGATCCGATTGCCCTTGCGGCATTCTTCAGCGCGGCTGGTGGTCTGTTCTTTCAGATCGCTGGTGGCTACCATACCTCCGTGGTTACAGGAACAACGTGAACGGTGCTGAAGTACTGCGTGAGGTATGTCAAGTGTTGCTCTTGATTCTCATGCTTTTGCACCGACGGGAAGAGTAACTTCTTTCTGTTTAGACGTTCTCCTTGAGTTGCCTGACAAAGGACTGGAATGGACTACAATCCCGAAGTACTGCGTCAAACGATCTTACAAGATCTACAGCAGCAGTTCCCCGATTTCAATCCCAATTGGAGTTGGAAAGACTGTGTGCATCACGAGAGACTGGCCGCCGCGGCTTACCTTCATGCGAAGGTAGTTTCAAAATATCACGGCGGTTGTGAACCTAGCGAATCCGCAACGAAAGTTGCGCTCGCGAAGTTTAGGGAGAGTAATGACTCCTGTTTCGAGTGGGAGCCTAAGTACTCAAGTATCTTTGAGGAAACTTTGTTACATACGTTCAGGGAAGTCTTGTATGGACACCTGCATGCATGTTTCAAAGACTACAAGCTATACCGTATGTTCGAAGATGGATCTTTCGGAAACGGTAGTGTACGTGGTGGTTCTGGGACAAGCCTCTATTGTAAGCTTTTCTCTGCAGATGTAACATATGCAGGGACTGAGGCGAGTTCGCTTGTGAAGGCTTATAAAGCCTGGACGAGAACAAGAGCACTGTGGAACATCGCCGAAGAAACTCGGTCACAGTACGGCTTTACTTTTGTTCCGGTCGTTGGAGATAACCTCACGCCTGTCACAAAAACTGTTGAAACGGCGCGTTTCATTGGGACGGCTCCGACACTGAATTGCTTCTCTCAGTTAGGACTATCCAAGCATTTACGATCTTATTTGAAAGGTCGTTTGGGACTAAGACTTGAAGATCAGGCCGAGGTGAATCGGCGCTTAGCTTTCGAGGGTAGTCTTTCACGCAGATTGTGTACTATTGATCTGCATGATGCCAGCAATCGCATACCTTATAAGCTTTGTGAATGGGTCTGTAGCAGCAATGCCTCAGATACCCAGTATACTCGGCTCTTCGACATCAGTCGAAGTTCGTATGCGACCTGTGGTAGGGAGCGTATATATCTTCACATGCTCTCTACGCAAGGCAACGGGTGGACTTTCCCAGTCCAAACCTTAGTCTTCGCAAGTGTCGTCCAGGCAGCCCACCTCATCCATGGAATCAAGTGGAGTAAGGCTGGGTCCGTTTGGTCGGTCTTTGGTGACGATATCATTTGTCTCGATGAAATATACGAGACGGTGATGACTCTCCTTAGGTTGATAAAC